TTTGAGGAGATAGTCAAATCCACAAACACATTCTCACCATCTTCAGTATGCTCATAATGCTTAGGCTCTTGCCCATCCTTTAGACACCTAGCCAAAGCCACTCCAGCTATGCCATCCTTATCCTCTACAATGCCTACCATCCCTTGCTTCTCAAACCAGCCGTACCACTCAGCCAAGTTAGGCCACATGGACTCCGGCACGCCACTCTCCTCAATGTACTCAACAGCCGTCATATTGTCTTTTGCACCTCAATGGTATCGGGGTTGGCGGCTGCGGTAATCTGCCTAACCGCCATCTTGTTTGCCTCAGAGGTAACACTGATGTTGATTAACCGCCACTTTTCGTACTTGCGCAGATCGGAAGCAATGCGTTTCTTAACCGAAGTAGGCAGAACGGCTGGCAGGACAAATGGCAGTACCAACACGGTGCTGGCAATGTTTAGGTTGGGCTGCACTTCCACATCGCCAACATCGCTGTCCCGCTGAATGGCAATAGTAGCATTGCTAGAAAACGAATCATCAAAGATAATCTCGAAATTGCTACCATGTTTTTGGGCAAATGGATCGCCAAAGTCCATATCGCGGGTACGGACAGACGAGCTAAAATCAAACGTGCCAACGCTTGTGCCGTTGGATTGTATGCCAAAGTCCACATAATCTGCTGACGTAGTTTGAGCTGGTGTCTTGTATCCGCTGTACTTGTTAATCTGGCCAGTGGTCAATTTCATCATTAACCGCAAGCCCTCGCTTTGAAAGTTGGTCAAGGCAAACTGCATTACCTTCGGTGTCCAAGTTCCCTCAAACGCTCCAAGAATAGTGTTATAGACCAAGATCGTATCGTTAAAGTTATTGGAGGCTGTAGGTACGGCTAGTAGATACCTATTGTCGTAGTAAGCCGCAGTGCTAATCCCAATCTGCGCTGTATTGATTTCTTGGATTACGTCCTTAACGACTTCCGAGATAGGCAAGCCGACTGAGGTAAAGTCGTCCGAAGCAGACCGAATGAGCGATCTGATGCCATCGTCAGACAGAAAGAATATGTCGCTGTTAACTTGGATGGCTGATGCCCCCGCCACGCACCCGATGTTATTGGAAATGATCGATATAGTCCAATCAGCCGCACTGGTCATGTCGGGCGGGATGGTGATTTGGAATATCCTGCGCCGCTTGAATACAATAATACGATTCTCAAAGTAAGGCACAATAGCGGTAATCTCATCACCATCATCGCCGTTAACTACCACGCTGTTTGTCAAATCCCACACGGAAGGATCTAGGATGTCCGAGGCGTAAAGTGTGTTTCTGTTTGCACCAGAGCCAACGCCAAACAGCCTGTTGCCAGCGTTGATAATCGTCTGTAACCCCTGGGGCGGTGGGCTGGCCGTAGCCGTAGCCGTAGCCCCAGAGCCGTTGCCAATAATCGTAACCGTAGGCGTGTAGCCGTAGCCAGAACCGCCATTGACTACCACCACCCCCGTCACCGCTCCGCCAGCTACGTTGGTAATTAAAGTAGGCAATTCCCCGCCCCAGTTAGGGCCGGTGATAATGGCGGTCGCGCTGGTATACCCAGAGCCTGCGGTTGTGACGGTTATTGCCCTTACCTTACCACCCTGCCGTTGGACAATGTTACCATCAAAAAAGTGTAAATCGTCATCGCCATCTGCCAGAAACATTTTGTTGTTAAACTGCGCCATGGAAACTTTGGAGGTATAAGCCACAACATAACCATCCGCCCATTTCTCGGCTTCCGCAGCCCACGTCCTATTGACCGCGCTCCAAAGTTCATCAGCAGGATGGAGGTCGGCTGTGCCGTTGGAATCAATCGTGTACAGCCTGCCTTGAGTTACAGTAACCAAATCTTCCGTGCCGGTAGTATCGTAGTAAGCCATCCCACCGATTGATCCTTGCTGGGATGTAGCGGTCGTATTAAAGCTAGTTACCCCGCGCCGAGTCTCCAGATTGCCCTTTGGGGAAAGGGTCATGTTGACCAACCTTTGTACTTGGTTCTGGGCTAACTGGTCAGATTGGAGTCCGCTGGCTTGTCCGCCGGTAAAGGAGCGGATACCATCAAACGCCAACACATCGTCGGTGGCATCTATGAAATACGCCATAGTGGTTAGATAATCTCTTCGATGCCTAAATCGCCTAAGCCAACTGGGGTAATCTGCTTCATCCCGCCTACTTGGCTCAACTCGTAATTGGCCATCGCCGCTAGGTCGGCGTTAGCTGCCTGCGTGACAACTTGCGCCTTGCCGTACTGCCGTTCCCGTTCCAAGGCATCAGCGTGGGTCAAGGCTAAGACAACGTGGCTAACGTGGGGTAAGCGTAGTTCGTCGGCAATGGCGTTGGCAGATGGAGGAAAATCTACGACTAGGTTGGTGCGGGTTAGGCACTGGAGCTTTTGCACCACTAAGAGCGTGTTGGTGCTGGTGGTGTCTAGCTTGGGGTAGAGGTCTAGCTCGGCAGTCCCGCCAGTGTTACGCCCCTTGAAATAATAGAAAGCAGGCGTGCCAGTTGTGTCCTCGTCCAGCAAATTAGCGTCCTGGCTAACGATAGTAGCCAGATCCATCGCTTGAATTTCAGCATCGTTGTAAGCTACCGAAAGAGGGTTCTCCACGTTGGAGCCAAGGGAGACAGTCCTGCTGGCCGTGCCGACTGAGTAGGTGGAGGTGGTAACAGTCTCGCGCCAAGCAGCAAAGTTCCACACCCGCCTGTAGTTTAGGCTGGCAGACTTTTGCAGGAAGGTAAGCGTATCGGCATCGGTCTTGCCAATCTTCTCGCCTGCATATTGGGCGATTTCAGTTAGGGTCAAGCGGCCTCCAAAGCCTCAATGCGTGATTTCAAAGAATCATTTTCAAACTTTAGTTCTTGGATTGCCTTAAAAGCAACAGCAACTAGAGATCCATAATCAACACCAAGTTGTCTTTCGGAATCTCCACTAATAGCTTCTGGTAATATATTTTGGAGTTCTTGAGCTATAAATCCAAAGTATTCTCCAGCCACATCAACTCGGCTAAAAGATCGAGGCTTTGATTCCATGACTTCGTTAAGTCCATATTTAATATCAGTAATATCTTTTTTTAATCTGGAATCAGAAGCATTTACAAAAGAACCAGCAAGCGTAATTGTTGCTTCATTGCTTCCGTTATTAAACCTAAGAATACCAGAGGAATCCACATATAAAGTTCTGTAATATTTACTTGCTGATGCATTTTCTTGAATCTTTAATCCATTATTAGCATCAGCAGCTTTTTCAAGAATGTGTAAATTTGTGTCTATAGTTGTTGTGTTTATCCCAACATTCCCACTCGAATCAATGCGGAGGCGTTCGGTTGTTCCGTTAGAAACCTTTAAATAAGATCCGTTGAATAAAATATCTCCACCATAAGCTCCAGATGCGGTTCTGAAGAATAATTTTGAATCATCGGTTCCAGATGACTGAATCCCGATCCCTATTTCGCTTGATCCCTGTTTTACCTCAAGCCTACCACCAGTATCATTTGAGGTTGTTCCAATAAGAACTTTCCCACTCCCATCCTTATAAATCTGCCCGCTACCAATGTTGATTACGTTGGTTGAGCCTGTGATTGTGCCAAGGAATGTGGAGGTGGTAGCGGAAAGGTTTGTGATCGTGCCTGTCGTGCTATTCAGCGTAGCAATCGTGCCAGTAGTGCTGTTCAGCGTAGCAATCGTCCCAGTAGTGCTGTTCAGCGTAGCAATCGTCCCAGTAGTGCTGGCCAAGTTAGTAATCGTTCCGCTGGTAATCGTGGCCGCAGTTGAGGTGGTTGTACCGACGGTAAGGTTAGGTATCACCCCAGTCGTAATCGTGCCAGTCGTGATTGTAGCATTGGTGGAAACCAACCTAGTTCCCGTAGCCGTGCCGTAGGTCAACGCACCAGTAAGGTTTAGGCCAGTATATGTTCCAACAGAAAGAGCATCCTCAAACAAGTCATACACCGTGACCGCATTGGGTGCGGCGTTGGGGTTAGTTCCATCAGCAATCAATAACTCATAGTTTGTGCCAACGCTGGTGATTGGAACTTGGCCGGTAATTAGATCCTGATAAATCGTGGCTGAATCAATTAGGTTATGCAAATCAGCAGCACTAACCGTGCCGTTGGTTGCGAAGGTAAAGTTGCGATCTATCATTGCCATAAAATTAAACCGTAAACCTTAGTGCGGCCATTTGTAATGTGCCAGCGGGTACTGTGCCAGCAGTGCCAGTTGGGTTGGTGATGGAAAAGCGTACTACATCTGAACCGATGGTATGAAAGCCAATAATCAGTCCAGTAGATCCAGTGGCAGAACCCAGCGAGTCAAGCGAGCCAATTACCATATCGCCAAGGACAGTGCCAGTAAGAGCAACGGTTCCATTGGTTGTTCCAGCACCGTTATGCGCTGCCACCGTAGACAAGGTAAACGCAGCCGTGCCGTAGCTAACCTTGGTTATGTTGGGACCACTTGCACCAATTTCTAGCGTGCCGACTGTTGCGAGTCCTGTATTGCTGATCGTGGTCGAGGCAATTGTACC